AACACGCTGACACTACTAGGCGGAACTATTTCGGAAGGCGCAAAACGTTTAGGAGCATTGTCAAAGACAGCACGTGAAGCAGGTTTCTTAGAACTAGGTTTTACTATAGGCGAACTAACTGAACTTTCTGCGTCATATATTGAGCAACAGTCTCGACGAGGACGTCTCGAAGCAAGAGGGTCTAAAGCAGAGGCCGACGGACTTAATGCTTATCTAACTCAGCTTGACAAACTAACAAGAATAACAGGAATGAGTCGCAAGCAAGCATCAGACCAACTGTTAGCGCAAGCCAATGACGCACAAACACAAGCAATGCTATCAAAGATGGGCGAGAAAGAAAAAATAAAATACGAAGCAAACTTAGCTACATTATCGAGTCTAGGTCCAGCCCTTTATGAAGGATTTAAAGACTTAGCAGATGGAACTCCGCAAAAAGAGATGGCCGTGCAAATGGCTTCAATGAGTCCGGCATTTGGAAAATTTGCAGAAAACATGAAAAATATGTCGCCGGAAGAATTCCAGACTGAATTAAAAAAATTAGGCGGTCCACTAGCAGCGTTTAGAGACCAAATGGGTGGTACTTTTGCAGATATTCCAGGACACCCATTTGCAGACTTATTTAATGAGATTGGAAATTTACAAAAATACGCAGATAAAACAATTGATTTTGAGGAATTAGCAAGAGAAAAAGCGCGACGAGACAAAATAACCGACGCCTTTACAAATTTTGAAAACAAAGTAAACGAGATTAAAAATAGTTTGAGTATAGCATTTATTGAGAGCGGAGTACTTGATGTTATTGGCACAGGGTTACAAGGCTTAGCAGATATCTTTGTTACAGCTGGTGAAGAAATAGACGAAGAAACTGGTAAAAAAGTTAAAACAATACAGTTTACTGATGCAATGACAAACCTTAAAGTTAAAATTGAGGAAATAACTGAAACCATTAAAACATTCATAAAAGATATAGCAAATCCAGATGTTAGTTTTAGCGAAGCATTAAAAAAATTGTTTAAAGGCGATGGAAAAGATGGAAAGAAAATAGATGTTGGTAAAATGTTAGGTGAAGCGGTCGCTGCAGCTTGGGAAAATATTGATCTTAATATACCATGGGGCGCACTATTTGTTGGCGGATTAGCAGGAATAGGAGCTGCAATAGCGGCACCAGTACTTGCAGTACCTGCAGGTATAGCGGTCGCAATAACAGCATTCTTTGGAGCACAAGCACTTAAGAATTTAGTATCAGGAGCATGGGATCTATTAGTTGCAGGTTTTACTTTTGGAGCAGATGTTGTAAGTTCTCTAACATCTGGCATAGGCGGGTTGTTTACTAGCGCCTGGGAAACTGTTAAAGGATGGTTATCCTTTGGTCCAGATAATACATTTAGTATAAGTGCCCTTGGAACTAAAGCATGGGAAACTGTTACAGGTTGGTTTGGGTTAACCGGATTAGACTTTAGCATCTCTGCATTAGGAACAGTAGCATGGGAAGCAGTAAAGACTTGGTTTAGCTTTGGCACTGAAGTAGCGTATAGTATAGGATCATTAGCACTTACAGCATGGAATACTGTTACAGGTTGGTTTGGCTTTGGCGAAGGCGAAGCAGCGTATAGTATAGGAACATTAGCAACTTCGGCCTGGAATACTGTAACAGGGTGGTTTGGCTTTGGAGACATGGAAATGCCTAGTATAAAAAGTATGTTCCAGACAGTTATTGACAAAGTTAAAGGCTTCTTTACCTTTGACTTTAAAATGCCTAACTTCAAATCGTTTTTACCAAAATGGATGGGCGGTGAAGGCAAAACTTTATCAGACGCAGGTGATGCTGCAGGTACAGGCGTAACAACACAAATGGCTGTAGCACAAGCACCAAGTGTAAGCATGCCTACAGAAACAGGATCAGCACTTAGTAACTTAGCAACAGTGAGTTATGCTACTTTAAATGCAGAATTAATGAATTTAAAAAGCAACATGGATAATATTGGTAAAATTGATGGCTTCAAAACTACCATTGCTAGCCTAAATGAGCTTGACAAAGGCGGAGTTTCCAAGTATAATGATGCAGTAAAGGATTTAAATGAGACATTTAAAGATTTGAATAAAACATTGTCAGAAGATAACAAAGGATTATTTGGCGGTGGAACAGGTGTTGCATCTGCAGACGTACTTAAAAGTCAAGCTATGTCCGGAAATAGCAATAATGAGTTAAATACAACTATGCAATTATTGCTCGCAGAAATGAAACAAGTTAATGAAAATACTGGTTCTAAATTGCCTAAAGCAATAAGAGAGACCGGAACCGCGCACAGTTAGGATAATATATGAGTTGGAAAAAATATTTTACACCAGTACCAACTGGTAATAACACAGAAGGCAGTTATAGTCCCTTTAGCGGTCGTGGTGGCAGTATGAATGCTGGGCCTGCAAAATCTAACTATAGTTCCTACTTACCAGACGTATATGTTGGAAGTCCAAATCGTGTTGAACGCTACGGACAATATCATACAATGGACATGGACAGTGAAGTTAATGCTGCTCTTGACATCCTCGCTGAATTCTGCACACAACAAAATACTCAAAATAGAACTCCGTTTATAACTGACTTTAAAGCAAAAGCAACAAATAGCGAAATTACAATTATTCAGCAATACTTACAACAGTGGTGTAAGTTACAAAACTTCGAAACTAGAATGTTCCGCATTTTACGTAACACGTTTAAAATGGGCGATGCATTTTTTATTAGAGATCCTGAAACTAAAAAATTGTTTCATGTTGATCCTGCTAAGTTAACAAAAATTATTGTCAACGAAAGTGAAGGCAAGAAGCCCGAACAGTATGTAATTAAAGATTTTAATTTAAATTTTGGAGAAATGGTAGCAACTACACCTTTCCAAACTAACGGAAACGTTACTGGCGGCGGCGAAGGTTATTTAACTGGCGGTGCAAGAGGCATGGTTGGTAATGTTAATACACAAAATGCTGCAGGTGGTAGATTCCAAAATGCAGATAACGAAATAGCTGTTGATGCAGAGCATATGGTACATTTAAGTCTGTCAGAAGGTTTAGATATGAATTATCCTTTTGGTAATTCATTATTAGAAACAGTATTCAAAGTATATAAACAAAAAGAATTACTCGAAGATGCAATTATTATATATCGAGTACAAAGAGCGCCTGAAAGACGTGTATTTTATGTTGACGTAGGTAACATGCCTAGCCATTTAGCTATGCAATTTGTTGAAAGAGTAAAAACTGAAATACATCAAAGACGTATTCCGTCGCAAACAGGTGGAGGAACTAATGTAATTGACAGTAGTTATAATCCTTTAAGTATAAATGAAGACTACTTCTTCCCACAAACAGCTGAAGGTAGAGGATCAAAAGTTGAAACACTACCAGGCGGAACTAATCTTGGAGAAATTGATGACCTTAGATATTTTACTAATAAGCTCGTACGCGGTTTACGAATTCCTAGCAGTTACTTACCTACCGGCGCTGACGATGCAAGTAGTCAGTACAATGACGGTAGAGTAGGAACAGCATATATTCAAGAATTACGTTTTAATACATATTGTGAAAGACTACAAAATTTATTAATCGAAGATTTTAATCAAGAATTTAAAAGATATCTTTTAGAAAAAGGTGTAAACATTGATACAGCAATGTTTGATCTTAGATTTCAACCACCACAGAACTTTGCAAGTTATAGACAAAGTGAAATTGACAATGCTAGAGTACCAACATACTCACAAATGAGTCAAATACCTTATATTTCAAATCGTTTTGCAATGAAACGATTCCTAGGCATGACAGACGAAGAGCTTGCTGAAAACGAGCGTCTGTGGAGAGAAGAAAATGACGAAACACTATCACCTGGACCAGGTGATGCAAGTGGAGAATTGAGAGGAGCCGGAATAAGTTCAGCAGGGATCGATGCAGATTTAGGTGGCATAGAAGATGTAGCAGATGATACAGCAGACCCTGATGTAGGCGCTGATGCAGAAGCACCCGAAACAGCAACAGGTGCACCAGGCACTGACGCCCCAACAACTGACCAAACGGTATAAATACTATTATGATACTACGTGAATTATTTTATTTTGATAAAGAAACATTAGAACCAGTCGAAGATTCATCTTACGACCCAGACCTTGACGATTCAGTAGTTAAGAAAAGCGATACTCGCAAAACAAGACTAACATTATCCCAAATTAACCGCGTCCGCAAAGCAGCCGACATACATACTAAAGAGTCTAGTAAAGAACTTGACTTTATAAAGCAAATGTATGGAATTCCAGCTGTTGAAGCCGGCGGGGTGTAATGGCGAAGTTAGATAAGTCACAATATACAAAAGAACAATGGCGCAGAATAAAAGAAGCTCGTCGCCAAGAAAAAGCCGCGGCTAAACTTCAGCAACAACAAACTGTTACTCCGTCTGTTAAAGAAATACACGAATCGTTTCAGCCTAACACAGCATTTGTACTAGGCAACGGTGTAAGCAGAGCCTCAATTGATCCAGAAGATTTAAAAAAGTTAGGTAAAGTTTACGGGTGTAATGCATTATATAGATCATTCGAAGCAGATTGCCTAGTTGCAGTTGATGTTAAAATGATTCTAGAAATTAATAAGTCAAGATATCAACACAAAGTTCCTGTTTGGACAAACCCTAACAAAAGTTTTCAAAACATAAGTGGATTAAATTATTTTTCGCCTAGCAAAGGCTGGAGTAGTGGACCAACAGCACTATGGTTAGCAAGCCAGCATGGATTTAAGAACATATATATCTTAGGATTCGATTTTCAGGGCATAGATAACGAAAAATTTAACAATTTGTATGCTGATACCATGAATTATAAGAAATCTACAGAAGGACCTACGTTTTACGGTAACTGGATGCGTCAAACTAGATCGGTGTTTAAGGACCATACTGATATCAATTACCACAGAATAGTAACTGACAAAAGTTATATTCCAAAAGACCTTAAAGAAAATATTAACCTTAGTAATTTACATATAGATAAGTTTAAAGAACAATTTAGTTTGTAATATGAAAGCAAATACAGCATTTGTTATAGGTAATGGTGTAAGTAGATCAGCAATTGATCTTAACTTACTTAAAAAACATGGAACAGTGTATGCATGTAATGCTGTATACCGAGATTATGATCCTGATTACTTAGTTGCTGTTGATCCTAAGATGGTATTTGAAATAAATGAATCGCAATACCAACACAAGTATAATAATGTATGGACAAACAAGCATAAACGATTTGAAAATCTTAATGGATTTAATTATTTTGAAAAATCACTTGGTTGGAGTAGCGGCCCAACAGCATTAAGCCTAGCAAGTGAACACAAAAACAATATTATATACATGCTAGGATTTGATTATATGGGTGTAGACAGTGGGAAACTTTATAATAACATATATGCTAACACTAAAAACTATATGAATAAAACAGATAGAGCAACTTATTATCATAACTGGTTGCGACAAACTGAAGATGTTTTTAGAAAAAATCAGCAAATAAAGTACTGTAGAATAATATTACCAGATAATTTACAGACTCACAAACTAAATAGTTTTGTCAATTATAGTACAATGTTGATTGACGATTTCCGAGTAAAATTGGGAACCTAACCTCACATTTTACAAAAAAGCTCGTTTTGAGCCTGTTTTAGCACCTATTTTCAACTATATAGTAAATACTAGTGACAGCCTTACCATAGGTAAACATTTTATAGGAGACAAAAATGGCAGATCAAAATAAGTTTGAAAGTATGCTAGAAAAGCTCGTCAACGAAGACAGAGCTGGAGCAGAAGAATTATTTCACGAAATCGTAGTTGAAAAATCAAGAGATATCTACGAATCATTATTAGAAGACGACTTAGCAGAAGTTGAAGAAACAGCTGCTGAAGTTGAAGAAGCTACTGACGAAGAAGTCGATGAAGCTACTGACGAAGAAGTTGATGAAGCATCTGAAGATGACGATGCTGAAGAAGTTGCAGAAGACTTTGACCTAGACGAATTTGAAGTAGAAGCAGACCCAATGGAAGCAGACCCAGCAGATGACATGATGGGCGACATTGAAGATGCAATGGACGGCGAAGAAGATAGCGGCGAAGAAGAAATTGAAGATAGAGTTGTTGATTTAGAAGACGCATTAGACGATCTTAAATCAGAATTTGAAAAAATGATGGCTGGCGACGAAGACGAAGCTGGTGATGAAGACGAAGCTGGCGACGAAGACGAAGCTGGTGACGAAGATGACGATTCAGAAGAAGAGTCATTTAACTTTGAGTCAACTGACGAAGAAGTTGAAGAAGCTACTGACGAAGAAGTTGAAGAAGCAGATGATGAAAAATCAGAAGCAGAAACAATGCGTGAGTATGTTGAAAAAGTAACACCTAAAATGGGCGACAATGGCGCAAATGCTAAGTCGGTTGTAGCTGGTGCTAACAACATGGGCGGAGAAGCTGGAAACATTGCACAAGGCGGTGAAGAAAGTGGACGCACAGCAGATTCAGCAAAAGAAGAAGATGCAGGCAATGTAAATAAGCCAGGCGGAAAAGCTTCTAAATCTTTAAAAGGTGATTCAAAAGGCCACGGCGCAGAGAAGAAAAGCGCAGGCGAAACTGCAGACAACAAGAAATCTGTTGTTGGCAAGTAAATTAGGAAAATCTGAATGAAAAACCTACGAGAGACATTGACATTTGACCAAGCTAATATGGTTATTGAGTCTGCTAACGAGGGAAAAGACTTATACCTTAAGGGTATTTGTATACAGGGCGGGGTGCGTAATGCTAACCAACGTGTATATCCTGTAAAAGAAATTGGCAGGGCTGTCAAAACTCTCAATGATCAAATACAAGGAGGATATAGTGTTCTCGGAGAAGTTGATCATCCAGAAGGACTTAATATTAACCTAGACCGTGTATCACACATGATTGAATCAACATGGATGGACGGCGCTAATGGTTACGGAAAGATGAAAATTTTACCAACCCCAATGGGACAACTAGTTAAAACAATGCTGGAAAGCGGAGTTAAACTAGGTGTTTCATCGAGGGGCTCTGGTAACGTATCAGAAGACGGGTCCGGTGAAGTATCGGACTTTGAAATTATTACTGTGGACGTTGTGGCTCAGCCTAGCGCCCCAGGAGCATATCCTACACCAATCTACGAGCATTTAATGAATGCACGTGGAGGAATGGCAGCATATGAATTAGCACAGGCAACAAAACAAGACCCCAAGGCACAGAAATACTTAAAAGAATCGCTGATTAACATAATCAGTCGACTCCAATAAAAGGAGATTAATATGTTGGATGCATTAAAAACACTTTTTGAAAACGATGTAGTTTCAGAAGATGTGCGTCAACAAATTCAAGAAGCATGGGACCAAAGGGTGATCGAAAATCGCCAAGCGGTAACAGCAGAACTACGTGAAGAGTTTGCACAAAAATATGAGCATGATAAGTCAACTATGGTTGAAGCTATTGACTCATTAGTAAGTGAAAAACTAGCAGAGGAAATTTCAGAATTCACTGAAGACCGTAAACAACTAGCAGAAGCAAAAGCAAAATATGCAGTAGCAATGCGTGAAAACGCAACGTTAATGAAAGATTTTGTTATTGATCAGTTAGGTGCAGAGGTATCCGAGCTACACGAAGACCAAAAAGCTATGGCTGAAAACTTTAGCAAATTGGAAGAATTTGTCGTCGAGCAACTTGCACAAGAAATTGCAGAATTTGCAGAAGATAAAAAAGACTTAGCAGAAACCAAGGTTAAACTTGTAAAAGAAGCTAAATCACACTTCGCTAAAGTTAAAACAGACTTTATCGAAAGAAGTGCTACTAAGGTATCTGAAATTGTTGAATCAACACTTAACAGTGAGATTGGACAACTTAAAGAAGATATCGAAGAGGCACGAAGAAACGACTTTGGTCGTAAGTTGTTTGAAGCATTCGCTAGCGAATATTCAAATAGCTACCTAAACGAAAAGTCGGAAACTGCTAAACTAATGCAGGTTATTGGTGTTAAAGACCAGCAACTAGCAGAAGCAAAGACGTTTGCGACAAAGGCAAAACAATTAGCTGAATCAGTTACTGTTGAAAAGCAGAGACTAATTGAATCAGCAAAAAGAGCAAGTGTTCTAAACGAACTGACTGCACCTTTATCGAAAGACCAAAAGGACATAATGTCAGATCTACTGGAATCCGTTCAAACTCCAAAACTACGTGCGGCGTTTGATAAGTACTTACCTACTGTTATTGACGGTAATACTCCAGCTAAAAAGAAGGCGCTTACAGAAGGCAAAGAAATCACAGGCAATAGAGAAGAAATGACAACAAACAGTAGACAAGCAGAGGACAATAATGTCGTTGACATTCGTCGTCTAGCTGGATTATAAATAAGGAGATAATTATGTCAGAACTACTAGAAAGTCGCTGGCAGGAAACCAAAGGCGCACTTCTTGAAGGCTTAAACGGCAACAAGAAAAGCGTGATGGCTGCTACACTTGAGAATACTCGTAAGTATTTGTCAGAGAGTGCAACAGCTGGTGCAAGTTCCGCCGGTAACGTCGCAACCTTAAATCGTGTGATCCTTCCAGTGATCAGACGTGTAATGCCAACCGTTATTGCTAACGAGTTAGTTGGTGTACAACCTATGACTGGACCAGTTGGTCAAATCCACACATTGAGAGTACGTTATGCAGATGCAGTAAACTCAACTAATGGTACAGACACAGCAGCTGGTGACGAGGCGTTAAGCCCATTCAAGATTGCTGAAGCGTATTCAGGTGCTTTAGATGATAAAGCAGCTGCTACATCAGCGTTAGAAGGCTCAGCTGGTAACAGACTAAGCATTCAAATCTTGAAGCAAACTGTAGAAGCGAAATCCAGAAAGCTATCAGCTCGTTGGACTTTTGAAGCTGCTCAGGATGCACAATCACAGCACGGTATTGATGTTGAAGCAGAAATTATGGCTGCATTAGCACAAGAAATTACTGCTGAGATTGACCAAGAAGTAATTGCTAGTCTTTACAGCCTAGCAGGATCTGCAGAGTCAGACGTACAGTATGACCAATCAGGTGTTAGCGGAACAGCTACATTTGTTGGTGATGAGCACGCCGCTTTAGCAGTGATGATAAACAGAGCAGCTAACAAAATTGCTCAGCGCACAAGACGTGGCGCTGGTAACTTTGCTGTTGTTTCACCACATACCTTAACAGTATTACAAAGTGCTACTACTTCAGCGTTCGCAAGAACAACTGAAGGTTCTTTTGAAGCACCTACTAATACTAAGCTAGTTGGTACATTAAACAATGCAATGAAAGTATATGTTAACACATACGCTTCAGACGCAACTGATGTATTAGTTGGTTATAAAGGTTCAAGTGAATCAGACGCAGCTGCATTCTATTGCCCATATATTCCATTAATGAGCAGTGGAGTTGTATTAGACCCAGACACATTCGAACCTGTTGTGAGCTTCATGACACGTTACGGATATGTTGAGTTAAACAACACAGCATCATCTCTTGGTAACGCAGCTGACTACTTGGCACGTGTAAGCGTAGCTAACGTAAGCTTCAGTTAAGTTTTACTAATAGTAAAAGCACTAAACAGGACCTTCGGGTCCTGTTTTTTTATGACTAAATATTAGTATGAAGGACGAATACATTCCTATAATGTATGATATCGTACAAGATACTTAATTTAACACTGGAGTACAACTTCCTGTTGAAGTAGAACACTACATTGTTGCATTACTAGCTTCGCATGTTGATAAACCAGACTTTCTTCCAAGAACACTTGCTGAGTCGTATCTAACTATTTCTAATTATAGAGATGCAAAAACACTCGGTGACACATGCTTATTTGTTGCAGGAATTTTTCCTGACTATAAATTAAATTCTAAGTACGTAAGTGATGTAGGAAAGTCTAGTTACATACACGCATCAGAAACTATACGTAACGATTTATTTAAAACATTAGGAATACATTTTGACTTCCTTAGTCAATTTTTAAATAGCGTTCAAGATAAGAACTCTTTGAGAACTAACTTCTTTTGATAAATACATATGTCAAATAGTGTGCCGCAAGGCGGACTTATGCTGTACCAACAGCGTAGCCCATAGAACGGGCATAGGACTACTATTATAGGAGAAAAAAAATGGGAAGACCACTAAACAAAAGATTATTCGGAGCACCAACAGCTGGTGGGAGCGAAATCAAAATAAACTTTCATAATGGCACAGCCGTTAAAGAAGGTTATATCGTAAAGCAAGTAGGATCAAAAAAGTTTGTATGTGAAGAAATCGGTACAGGCGGAGAATTTACTTGTACGCTAACAACTGGTAAATTGCCAGCGGCATTAGCGGCAGGTGAAATGGCTATTTCATTCAAAATGGACGATGCAGAAACATACACAGTAAGTAAAATTGCTGGACGTAAAGTTACTTTGTCAGCACCAAGTGCAACAGGCAGTAATGCTTATGATGGCAAGAGTGTTCCATGGAACTTTGCAACATCTACTACAGATGGCGCAGCACAAGTTGAAGAAGCTGGTGATGATAACACATTAATCGGATCTGATGACGACGACTTTACAGAAGACGCATAAGGATTAACTTAATGAAACAACCAATAAATGTTTTTTGGAACCTTTATAATCTGTTAAAAGATTTGGTTGTTTCTGTAAAGATTGGTAGCTCTAAGGCAGATCCTTATGGTTCTGTTTTAGAGCAACTTAGCAGTACACAATTTAAAGTTACTGACAATGAAGGAAATGAAGGTGTGTGTGAATTAGTTGATAAAACTATAGATCAGTTAAATGACAACGAGATGTCTTTAACTGGAGTTATACTACAAAGTTCTGCATTTATTTTCATTGCATCAATTGTTGATAATATAATGATAGATTATAAAAATAACAGATACAGTTGGGACATTCATAATGACTCTACTGCAAATATATTAATTTTAACAGGGACCTAACAAATGGCAAGATATTCTAAAATAGACGGTGATTATATCCTAGCTGTTACAGACGGCGGAGAAATAAAACTTGACGTAGGGCCAAATAGCAGTGGCGGTACTGTTCGAATTACAGGTGACTTAGTTGTTGAAGGAGAAACTACAACTATTCAAACATCTGAAATGAAAATTGAAGATAGAATTATTACACTTAACCAAACAAGTGCTGCTATATCATCTGTTCCTGGTAGAGTAGCAGGCCTTGAAGTATATAGAGGATCAGCTGATGAAGTTTACTTTGTATTCGACGAGGACGTTGAAAATGGACCAGGCAACTTACTTGGATACGGTGCATGGGCGGCTAGAAAAGTAGTTCCGTCAACATCAGGTTCAACGTTATTAGGACTTCAAACAAACAGCATTGATACTAAAGGTGCTAGTTTATATCTTATAAACCAAGGCAGTGGTGCTATTGTTACCGTTGAAGGTTGTGTTGATTATCATGAAAACATATATCCTTACGTAACACCAGGCGGTAATGACATTGATGTTAACGCAGCTATTACAAAGCCCGATGGACTTGTTAATGCACAAGGCGTTGCAGATTATACACAATCATTCTTCCAAGGTAGATTCCAAGATAAAATTCAAGAAGGCGTAACTACAACATCATCAGTTGAAGTATTTGACATTGAAGTTGCAGGAGCATTAGATCCTACTAATGTAGGATACCGAGCAGAAAGCCAAATTGAATTTGAATTAGATGGCACAGTAGTAAGTAGATTTTTTGGCGACAGAGTACAATTACAACACGTTAAAATTACTGATACTACAATATCAACTACTTCAGCAAGTGACTTAATATTAAAGGCTCCTGGAACCAATAATATAAGAATAGATGATATACTACACTTAACACCAGGACCGTTTGAAAATGATGCTAATTTGGGAGTTGACGGCGATACAACAAAACCTGACTACCCAACATCAGGAATTAAAGTGTATGCTGATACCGAATCAGTTGGCGGAACAGGCTTACATTTTGTAAATAGTAATAACAAAGCAGATGAAGTAATTAGTCGTAATAGGGCTATATTATATTCAATGATATTTTAGAGGACAGACAATGGCAATACATAACGTAGAAATTGGTAGCGATCATGATGGAAACGGGCGTACTAGCCTATTACCAAATAGTAACCCAAGCGGAGCAGCAGACTACCGCGTTCCAGTAGGAAAAAAATGGGCCATTACTACAATACTATTTTGTAATACAGGAATAGCAGATCCTGACACACCAAATAGTGATTTAACATTTTTAAGTTTACACTTTGTAAAAGGTGGAGATCCAGCAGGAGATAAAAACTTAGTTCTTAACGCTATTCCTATACCAGGTGGCGAAACATTTACGTTTGATACTGAAAAGATAATTTTAGAAGAAAACGATTTAGTATATGCACTTACTACATCACCAGAAGTAATTAGTGCAACAATTAGTTATTTGGAAGTGTAATGAGATACATTCGTAGGCAAAGCACAAATACAAGAGGACTTGTAGGCAAAGGAGTTAACTACACTGTAGATGACGAAGTTCGTCTTGACAGTGCTAATGCTGTACTAGTACCAAAAGGCTCTACAGCAGAACGTCCTACATATCCAAACAACGGACACTTTCGTTATAATACAGACACAAATAGATTTGAACAATACGAAGACAATGCTTGGCGTAATATTAGATATTCAGAACCATCACGTACTGGAATAAAAGTACAAACTCTTGGTATTGGTGATGCTTCAGAAGATATGTTTGGTGTACTAGATAGCGGAGACGTAAACTTTCCTGTTCCAGTAGCACCACAAAATATTTTAGTATTTGTT